CTAAGTATGGTCTGCCAACAGATCCATCGGCAGCAGGTCTAGGTGCAGCATTTAGTGCATACGGAGCTCTAGCTCCAAAACAAGGAAGCAGTTAATGAACTTTATGAATCGTAAAATGTTTGCAAAAGCTGGCCCTGTCGTTGCAGGGAGTAATCTTGGCCCTTATGAAATTTTTGATACAGCTACAGGTCAAGTAACAAAAGTAAATCCAGGTTTTTTAAATAATATTACTGCTAAAGCTCAGTATGCCTACCCATTATTAAATGGTTATAAAGCAGGACAGATAGAATTAGGTCAAGGAGTTTTACAAGAATTAGAAGCTTTTAGAAAAGTAGATGAGCCTTTTGGGTTATCTGGTGATATATCGTCAGATACAAGAATTGATGATATAGGCACTGCTGCATTTGATCTTGGAAGAGGTACTTTGCGAGCATTAGAGGGCCCACTCAGAGGCATTGCTGGATTTGCTGGTGAGATGTCCGGTGTAGATGCCCTTAAAGATATAAGCAGTTTTGATTTTAAAAATATGCAGAAAAAAGATTTTGATCCTATTATCCCTACACGAGAAGAAAACAGAAGTCAGTTATTGCAGGACATAACCAACAGGGGTCTTGGAAATGTTGGAGCTACAGAAGATGTTGCAGACTTTACAGAAGAATTAAAAGCAATAGATGGATCAGGTACTATCACAGACCAACCATCTGTAATAGAAGAATTACCTACCCTTACTGAAGAATTACCTACATTTACTCCCACAACCAGTGGAGAGTCTATAGGTCAGTTATATGAGCCTGGTAGCGTTGGACGTCTTGAACAAGATCAAAGAAGGCTTGCTTATGAGGCATCTCTCATTGGGGTAGACGAGTTTGGAGATCCTATAGAAAGACCTGGGATTGATGATGAAATATCTAATTTAATAAAGGAACTAACTCCAGCAGAAATTAAAGTAGATATAAATAAAACAGAAGCTGATAGTTTATTAGAAACACAAGAAAAGTTTAGTCCGAAGTTTGACATGCCAAAGGTAGATTTAAATAAAGTTGATACAACAATTACAGAAGACTTTGACACAGCTAAACCACCACGTCCCCCAAAAGAAACATCTGGACTATTTGGCTCAGATAGATTCTTAGACTTTATTAGAAATGTTGGTGGTGAACTATCAAGAACTGGTCAAATGGGTGAAGGGCTTGCTTCAGGAGCAGCTAAAGCTGGTGAAGAAAGAGCAGCTAGAGACTTATTAGAAGCACAAGAACAGAAGAAGTTTGACAGAGAGTTAGAGATTGCTGGGGCAGTAGGAAGGGCAAAGGCTATTGCTGATAACAAACCGGACATAATGAAAGCAAAAGAAGTAGTTGAATATAATAATAAGATTAAAAGAGATATTACCGATTTTAAAGGCGGTTTAGCTGGTGTAGGGTTTGTTGATTATGCAATAGAGATAATAGTAGAAGCACAAGCGAAGGGTGAGCCTGTTGGTGGTCTTCAAGGTCTTTTTGCCCGTGCGGTAGATGCAGGGTTTGCTTTTGCTGGTATGGGAAAAGACTTCGATAGTCAATCAGCAGACTCCAAGGTTAAAGCTTTGACTGAAGTTGTGAAACAAAAAAATCTTCAGGCTATATTGGGCGAATCAGGAAGAACAATATCAGACAAAGACAGAGTAATAATTGAAAAAGTTTTTGGTGATTTATCTTTATTTGAAAATGTAGATTCAGTCTTAGGTAAACTCAGAGAATCAAGACGTGGATTAGCAGAATCAAATAGTGAGCGATATAACAATATACAAACTAATAGTCAATTCTTAATGCTTCAAGGAACTTATGGGCAAGATTTCTACACTCAAATGTTACCAAGTTTACAAAGCATACTGGGCATAGATACTTATGCATCTCAGGCAGATACAGCAAGAGCTAGGTTTGGAGAACAAACAGGTGTTGGCGGAGCTGATTCACAACCAATTACTGACATTAATCTCTAATGCCAAGGTTTAGAGTCAATATAGCTCCAGGTGTCTCACAAATAATGGACGCACAGACAGAAGACGAAGCAAGAAAAAAAGTAAGAGCAGAAATGGCTAAAGGTGCTGTATCGCCATTTTATGATGAGCTTTACTTTGATTATGAAACTGGTGTCAATCTACAAGATTTAAGACAAAAACTTGGTAGAGCTGAAAAATTGACAGAGGAAAATAAAGTTTTAGATCAGCTTTTTACCAAAGTAAAAAAATCAAAATCCCCTACAGAACAAGAAGACATAATGGAAAATGAAGTTGGTACTGCTGGTTATATAAGAAATACAAAAGGTCAACTTGCTTTAACACCTTACGGTTTGGAGTTACTTGGACAACCTGTACAACAAAGAAAATTACAAGATGGCTCAACTATCAATTTAAATACTATTATTGATGAAAATAGCTTCAACCTAAAAACTGGAGATGCGGCTGATTTAAGCGGTATAGCAGGGCCTGTAGTTTCAACTATAGTTGCTTTTATGCCTCAAACTAAAATTTTAAAAGCATTTACAACTTTGTTTGGCAAAAGAAAACCATTAGCTAATACTTTCGTGGCTGGTGCCGCTTCTTCTATTGGTAAAGGTGGTGAAGAATATCTTGACACTTTAGAGGGTTTTCAGTTACAGGATCGTGATGAGTTAATAGATTTAGGGATGGAAGAGTTTATTATCGGGTCTGCTGGTCAAGGTATATTTGGTGAACTGCCAGCAAAAGTTTATAGAATGTTTTTAGGCAAAAGAGCACCAATAGAAAATCAAAGAATTGTATATCAAATGTCTAAAAACAGAAGTTGGAATGATGTTGCAAAACTTGACGAAAGCCTCGGGAAAGAGGCAACTGAGAAAGAAATTAAAAAAGCTATAAAAGATGGCAAAGTTAAAAAATTTGATTATGAGTTTTCTCGTGGTGCAATACCATCACAAACAACTTTGGGCAGAATGTTGCCTGGTAAGTATCAACAGTTTGCTGAACAAGTTATTGGTAACAACAGAGATGTTGCTAATGCTGCAGCTTTACGAGCAGAGTTAGATTACATTTTAACTGGTATAAAAAAAGAAAGAACTGCACTTAATTCATATATGTCCGAGTCATCAAAAGAAGGATTAGATGAGTCAGTAAATGCTGCGCTACAAAAACTAAGACTTGACGAGCAAGATGTCACTACTGCTTTACAAAAATTACTTAAAGATATTGGAGCTGATGTTTTAGAAGTTAGTAACTATGGCAATGTACCTTCAAGGTTTGCTTTTGGTGAAACACTGAAAGATACCTTAAGTTCTGCAAGAGGAGCAGTTACAAGGGCTAGTGGAGAAAGATACAGAGCTGTAGATCAAAAGTTTTTAGACATAGCAAGTCCAGATAATGTAAAAATTGATGGCCGTGGTAATCCATTATTTACAGGGCCTAAAACAGAAACTGAAGCAAACAAAGCTAGAGTTATAAATAAGGCTATTAATGGAGTAATTCTTAAACATGTAAGAGTTGCACAAGATCTTGTTGCCTCATACAAAGACAGTGGTAATTTTTGGAAGTTAAAACAACCGGGACAAGAGATATCTGGTGGTCTTGTAGAACAATTAGATGGAATATTAGCTAATATGTCTAAAAGAGCAAAAGATGCTGTTGATGGCGATGCTCCAGGTATAAATCTACAAGAAATTAGAAACGATATAAGTAACATTAGAGATTTTACAACAGAAGTTATTGGGTCATCACACGAAAGAAAATTACTTACAGATGTTATGAGAACTCTTGATGATTACAACATGAAAAATGGTGTAAGTCTTAATAATGGTGACAGCATACTTACTGAACTTGCACAAGATGGTAATAAAGTAATAAATCAAGCATTGGCAAACTCTGGATTTAGGTTGATGCCTAAAGATGTAAAAGTAATAAAAAGAGCAATAGACGATTTAAGAGATGCAAACAAAAGTCATTTTGAAAGAATGCAACCTTTTGATACTTTAGAAATGGATAAACTTATTTCAAATGCAAGAAAGGGATCTATAAATGCAGACAAAGTTTATTCAGAAGCCATACTAAAAGGTAGTAATACACAACTTAACAACATATTTAAAGGTTTGCGTGATTATGACGAATACCTAGATAAGATTGGCAAAACTAAACTTAATGAAGCTGGTGAAAAAATAACTACTGAAAATTCTTTAAAAGCACAACTTAAAAACAGATTGTTTGCAGATGCTTTTCAAGGTGCGACAAAAGATGGTTTAACAGATGTAGACTTTACACAATTTGCAAGATCAATGTTGAAGTTTGATATGGAAAATGCAGGCAAGTTTGATTCTTTGTTTACTAACTCAGCAACAGGACAACAATCAGGAACTCGTGTACTACAGACAATTAATCAATTAAATATGATTAAGCCCAATTTAAAACCTCAAGCACTTAAGAACTTAGTCAATAATTTTACTGTTAAAAATGCAAGTCAAGGTCTTAATGCTGAAGCGCAAGGTAGAGCTTTTATTGATGGTCTTGAAGACTTGGCAAAAGCTTCAGAAGAAAGAGCTAGATTTGAAGCAAACAGGGCCATATCTCAACTACCACAAGCAGGTATAGAAGAAACAGTTAATAAAATATTTAGACCTGGATCTGCTGAGAACATAAGGTTATTAAAAGAAACATTAAAAGATACTCCTGAAGTATTTAATAGTATTCAACAAGCTAGTATGCAAAAGCTTTTAGCTAAATCTATAGACTTTAATGGCAAAGGTAAGATTACGGATTTATTTAAACATCAGAACCTCAAAACAGCTTTAGACTCTTATGGTGATGAAACTCTAGAAGCTATGTTTGGTAGAGATATAGCTAAAGGATTAAGAAACTTTCAAAAAGAGGTAGATGTATTGACTATAGGTGAATCTGGTAGAAGTGGCGGGGCTGGTGGTCTAATAGCTGCTGGTATTGCTGCTAGTATTGTTTTTGCTCCATTGTCTACTTTACCTGTATTAACAAGCTTGGCTTTAGTAAGAGCTTTATTTACAAACAGAACTTTTGTAAGTCTAATGGCAAAAACAGATCAAGGATCTATTGCAACAGCAATAAAACTATTTAATACAGCAGCTAGGCAAGCAGGATTAAGATATGTGGATGGAGAATTAGTACCTTTTGCTTCTGGAGCTGCTAACTTAATTGACCAAGGTTTAGGTTTAGGCGCAACAGCAATCGGTATCACAGATAATGATGTAGAAGGTGCAACTGACGAAGGATTCAACATGTTCCAACAACTGAGAAATCAAGTAACGGCACCAATCAAACAATTACCAAGTCTACCTGATGTTCAATCAACCGGTTTACCTGATGATCCTATGTCACAAGATCGTTTAGACTTTGCAGAAAAAGTAGCTGGTAGACCAATACTTTAATTATCCTCAAAGAAGGTAGGATCTACAGCGACAAACCTTTTAGCTGGTCTGCCTTTACCACCAATTTTTATCTCAACTTCTTGTATTTCGCCTGCATTCTTTAACCTTTCAATAATCTCTTTTACTTCATAAGACTTCATACTACGGAAAAGTTCATGTCTATCGACCTCACGTTTAGATATACCTTCACCATTCCTGGATCTAATAAAAGACAATACCTGTTTAATCTTAGATTCTGTAGCACTACTAGCCACCTTATCTCTACAAGCTTCTATAAAGACTAAATCGTAGTATCTTATAAAATCTACAGACCAACGAGTAACATCTCCTGTAATCATTGTAGCGTCAGGATGAGATGCCAAGGTGCATAACAAAGACAAACGCATAGCTTTCTCTTTAGAACGGCTTAGAAGTGGCTCTAGGTTATCTTTTTCAAGTATATCTTGTCTTTTAACTATCTCACGTGCAAAGTCTTGCAAGACCTCTTCTGATTCCTTATCAAACTTTAATACTATCTGATTCAAATCCATCTCTGCATTGTCTCTGGATAGATCACTCATAGATCCTCTTTGTCTTCTAATGTAATTTACCCAATTAACAATAGAGATAGGTGGTGATTTATATTTTTTTAACTCACCTACTCTTCTTGGTTCAGTAGACTCAACGACTACAAAACGATTTAGGAATCCGTCTGCAATCCTGCCACCATTCAAGGCATTGTAAAAATTCTTTGGTACTGACAGTCCAACTAAGGTTATGGCTGGTTTATGCGTTACCCTGCTCATCATTTGTTCTTTATAGTTTTCCTGCACATTCATTAAAGAGTAGTTATCTGGTCTTAATACACCATGACAACGACCCCATGCTTCCATAAGTGTTTGTATGCCATCTTCTTTATTAGTATTACCTGACGCACCTATTGCTTCTAGCCTTTTACCAAACTCATCCATAACAGTAATTTGTGTTGGCCTCATCTTTAAAACAGAATGCACAGCACCGCTTGATGTATAACCATCTCCTACTACAAGCTTTTCATGGTCACTAGCATTTAATACACTTTCTACAAATGTTTTAATATTTTCTTTACCCTGTCCAGACTTAGCTATACCCATAAAATACATAGATGAAAAGTTATTCATGTTAGTTCTATAGATACGGCCGCAGGTGACACTAGCTAATGCTAACGCTCCTATGAGTGATAACTCTGGTTGTGGTACTTGTGCTATCTCTTCACAAAATTCAAACATATCTTTTAGTAACCCTGGTGGATTAAATAAATCTTTAGGTTTTTGTATAGATTCTGTAGCTTGTATAAACAATGGTGCTATCTTATTTTTTCTATCATGTGTGCTTTTGACACTTTCAACTACCAAGTCTATTTCTTTTTGTGCTAATGGTGGATTGTTATTTTTGTTCCAGTTTTGTAGAAAGATCTTTACAAATTCTAAATTAACATTTTTAGAAATAAGGTAGCCAGCTATTCTTGCAGCCCCATCATTTCTTGATCCTTCCAGCACACCATCTAATGAAAAAGGTGCAGTTTGTATTCCTGTCTCAGTTTTAGGAACGCCTGTAATTTTTTGAAACTCAATTTCTGTAAAGTCTGGTAGATCATTGTGGTCAAATATTTTCCAATCTGTAAAAGTAACTGGTTTATATACTTGACCATTAGCATGTCTATTCCATGGTGCTATTATTAAGCCACCCATTCCTCTTATATCTATCAATCTTTCTATAGGAGTATCGTTAGTTCGTCTTGTAGCAAAGGTAGTATAATTTTGTGGATTGTTATAATAGTAGTGCATACCTTTACCAGTTATAACTTTAAATGGACAAGCAGGCAGATTCTTCTCAACCCAATCCATAGCTTCTGGAGAGTCAGCATCAACGACTACAAACTTACCGCAAACTAAAGCAACTTGAAGGTTGTCTCTGTCCTTAAACCATGATTCTACAAGGGTTCTATCGGGTCTAGTCTCTTTATACTGCTCCCAACTACCAAGGAAAGGTGGTGGTTTTTTGTTAGATCTTTGTAAGGGAACAACATTATAACCATCATCATAGTAGGCAAGTGCTTGCTCTAAGGATGTGTCGTCCTCAGTTACATTCAGCTGAAACACTCTAGGCTTCTGTTTCTAAAATTTGTGAGACAGATCCGTAAATAGATTCATAATCTAATCTGCCGTCAGTAGCTCGTATAATTTGTTTTGCTTGATTAATAGTAGGTTGTCTGTATCCATATCTCCAGGACTTACATGATGCTTCAGAACAATCAAACTTTATCGCAGCTTCTTTTTGTCCTAAAAATTCTATGTAATCTCTTAGCGAATACTTTTTAACCTTCCTGTCGGTGTGGTTTGGTTTTATTCCCATAGTTTCAAATTCCTTTAGTTTTTTAGTTGCTAGTGTTTTTGTCCTAAAATAATAATTGGCTTGCCATGTCTGATCTTCTTTGTTGACGTTCGTCATTACTTCTCCTTTTTTTCAACATATTGTAAAAATAATATTTTACATATTGTATCTATGTGTTATATAATATGCAAGTTAATTTTAATTAAAAGGAGATTGAGAATGGAATTATCAAATAGAATAGTATCTCCGCATAAGTTAGTTCAGAACCAAGGTGCAAAAATCTTGGTGTATGGAATGGCTGGAGCGGGTAAAACAACTTTAGCTAAAACTGCTCCAGGCAAGGTTCTTGTAATAAGTGCCGAGGCTGGTTTGTTATCTATTAAAGATGCAAGCAATGTGGAAGCTATAGAAGTAAAAGAAGCGTCTGAAGTTATGCAACTGCATGATGCTTTGAAGTCTGGAGAATTACAATATGACACTGTGTGCTTAGATTCAGTTTCTGAAATAAGCGAGATCTTATTGACATGGGAGAAATCTCGTAGCAAAGATCCACGAATGGCTTATGGTAATGTCCAGGAATCTGTAACAAATTTAATGCGTGCTTTTAGAGATCTAAATATGCACGTGTTATTTCTTTGCAAGGAAGATGTAGTAAATGATGACGGCGTTCTTAGACATGCACCAGCAATGGTCGGGACTAAGTTAGGAGCTAAAATTACATACTTCTTTGACGAGGTTCTTGCTTTACGAATCATTGAAGATCAAGATGAGGATGGTAAGAATGTGCAGGTTAGGTGGCTACAAACTACATTTGGTCAAGGCTATCAAGCTAAAGATCGTAGTGGAAAACTCGAAAACTTCGAGAAGCCAAATATAAGTGCTCTAATTGAGAAGTTAGGGTTTACGTTAATCAATGACAAAAAGGAGAAATAAATGTCTGATTTTAATGATGTAGAATTTTTTGATAATATAGAGGAAATGTCCTCGGCCGCAACTCTTGCGCCTGATGGAGAACATAATGCACAAGTTATTGCAACGGATAAGTATAAATCCAAAGCAGGTAACTGGACTTTGCAGGTTACGTATCAATTAGATGGCGGTAAGTATCGTGATCATATAGAGTGGTACAACCTTTGGGCTGCTAATGAAGACAACAAGCGTATAAGTACTGAGATATTTACTAGGCTTACTAAGGCTGTTGGCTTTAAAAAGTATCCAGAAGACCACGGTGATTTTGTTGGTAAGAGATTGATTATAAAGACTGAACAAGTTGATGATCAGTTTCAAGGTGATAATGGTGTTGTGAATACTAAGAAGACGAAGATCCGATTGTATTTGCCAGAAGCTGATGCTGACATGACTCCACCTAGAGAGGCAGTGCCACCTTTTTAAGTAAAGGTGTTAAAACTAAGGGGCGTTAAGCCCCTTTTTTAATGCAATCTTTTGCTTTTCCTTGATAACTTATTCTCAGTTCTTTGAAACGACCATTCTAAAAATTTGTCTACTAAAATATAAAACCTGTTCATCACAGGTTCACCATTTTATTACGGAGCCTGGTTAGATACCAAACTGCTTTGTCTATATCTTCTAGGTTAGCTTCTTTGTGATCTTCTCTATAAATATATTTAATTGAGTTGCCTTTACAATAACCTTTAAACTCTTCGGGAGTAAGCATGGCCTCTATAATATCAATACATTCGATAGAGCCTTTCTTATAGTGTGGGGGGTGGTTTACATTATCCGTCATTTTCTAGTTCCTTTAGTTTATTGGTAACTTTTGCACAAAATAAGTTATCTTCAGTTTGTTTTAGCATTTCTTTAAGCCAAACTATCTGCTCCTCATACTTAGCTATCTCTTTGTTTAATTCTTCATTCATCACTTTCTTCTCTGTAAAAACTACCAGTATCAAGATCTACAACGTTAGGACTGTTATAAATTGTAGTTGGTGCGCCATTTAATACTGCATTGTAATCTTCTAAGTAATCACTTAAAAAGTTCCAACCCATTTCCATGTCGGTATGATTCATTTTGAACAGTTTGTTTGCATAAGGTGGTTTCTTTTCTTGTGCAACAAATACAAAGTCATGTACTTCAAACCCTGCACTTTCAAAACCACGTTTATACCAAGCGGCCTGTAGATCATAAGAGTATCTTCTACAAGAGTTAGTAAAACCCTTTACAGAACAATCAATGGTAGTTTTGTAATCTACAAGCACTATAGCATTCTTTCCGTGTGGTTTATCAAATGGATTTAAAATTACATCTGACCTGGTTTTACACAACAAACCATTCTCGAACCAGTATATAGACACCTCGTAGGGTGAATCAAAGACCTGTGGATAGTCTTTATATGGGTTTAGATAGGCTTTAGCTTCTGGTACTAAACTGTTAGACATGCTATATATGGTATCTTTGTCCTTCTCATTAATAACAGTTAAACCTTTAGCAAGACTTTCCTGCTTTAAAGCTTTGTTACTAGCAGTGTATGGAGATCCGGTTATAGTTACTACATCACTAAAGAAAGCTCCTTCTCCCTCAACAATCAAGGAATGTGCAGCAGATCCAAAGTTCATAGCAGAGGTTGGCTCAATAACTTCTTCTAAAGCATGTAGCTGACTCTGACTAAACCTTCTAATGCTAGATGAGGATATTCCTGGACTACTGTGATAAAAGTTATTAGACATGTTAGGGAAATAATAAGCGTCTCCCACTACCACATGTGGCTGTTCTTCTAGTATTTGTGGTAACTTCATGAGGTATCCTTCCTTACAGTCTTTACAGCTTCTTTAACTAAATGCCTACCTTCTTTTACACTTGGCGCACAATCTAGTGCTACTTGTGTAAAGAAAGTTATGCCGAACCAGACTACTTCTGGTACGCCTAAGTCTTGTGCTTTTTCTGTTAGATCCAATAGATCTTCATAAAGTTCAGCACGAAGCTCGTCATGTTGATCTACTTGACTCATGATGCCTCCTTATTTTTTACAGCCAATTCATCAACTGCTAACTGTAGTTCTTTAATAGCAACACCACACTGCCATATATGATAATTAATCTTATCTTGTTCTATCTGTTTCTCTAAGTCTTCCTTAGATGGGTTTGTATAATTAACTACTTCGTCAATGATGTCAGATATAGTTACTTCTTTTTTACTCATAATTACTCCTATGTGTTTATAGTTTGTATATTAACTTATATTATGTATAATGTCTACAAGCAGTAACAAAGTAAATTACATAAAGTAACAAAGAGAGGTAAAAAATGGGTAGAACAAACGATTTATACATGATGATGAGGCTAGCTTATGAACAAGCTGTAGATGATTACAATAATAAAAAAACTGATTCAGTTCTAAAATCATACAAAAAATACCACATAATTAATGTAGGTATGGGGAGCTATGATCCACAAAACGAGCTAATGAATTTTTATAACGAGGATAATAGTTTAGATTCTATTATATGAAGGTACTAAGTTTATTTGACGGCATGAGTTGTGGTCGGATTGCACTTGATCAGCTTGGTATACCAGTAGAAAAGTATTATGCAAGTGAAATAGATAAATATGCTATTAAAGTCAGTCAGGCTAACTACCCAGATATTGTCCAAGTAGGGGATATTTGCAACTTAGATGCTAAAGATTATCAAGATGTAGATCTAATAATAGCTGGTTCTCCTTGTCAGGGTTTCAGTTTTGCAGGTAAACAGCTTGCTTTTGATGACCCTAGATCTGCATTGTTCTTTGAGTTCATTCGCTTATTAAAAGAAATAAAGCCTAGATACTTCTTGTTAGAGAATGTAAGAATGAAAAAGGAGTTCTTACAGGTTATATCCCAACAAGTCTCAGAGTGTTATCCAGAGATAGCTTTTGGCGTAGAGCCTATTTTTATAAACAGTTCGCTACTAAGTGCTCAATCAAGACAAAGGTTTTATTGGACTAACATTCCAGGAATACAAGAGCCCGAAGATCAAGGCATAGTGCTTAAGGATATATTGGAAGATAACTTTAATAGTGAGAGGGATAAATCACATTGCATTGATGCTAACTACTACAAAGGTGCTAGTGTTGAACAATACAAAAAGAAATCAAGACGGCAGTTGGTTAATAAACCTATACAAGTAGGAACTGCTATTGATATTAACGGACATGACATACTTAAAAGAGTCTACAGCCAAGATGGTAAGTCTCCTACTGTAAACACTTGTCAAGGTGGTAATAGAGAGCCAAAGGTTGTTACTGGTGGTGAATTTAGGGCAAGGTCAATAGATGAAAACGGCAATAAAGTTTTTTGGAAAGATACAAAACCCCAACAAATGCTAGAGTTAAAAAAAGATAGTTTAGTAGTGTCTCTAATTAGAGAGAAGTCTAAGACAGTTAGATCTGGTGGTAGAGGATCTTATGATAGGCATGAATGGGATAGTGTTGACAAACTACATTGGCGTAAACTTAATCCTAAAGAGTGTGAAAGATTGCAGACAGTTCCAGATGATTACACAAACCATGTATCTAACACTCAAAGATATAAGATGTTAGGTAATGGTTGGACAGTTGCAGTTATCAAACATATTTTTCAGAATATGGATTATGAAGGTAACAAAGCTTAACAAGGTCAAGTGTAGTATCTGTAATGGCTACATCAAACCTGTAAAGAACAAAGACGGTCAGGTGGTTTGGGAGCATGGTAATAATGCTGAGCCTATTAATCAAGGCCGTTGTTGTGATGATTGTGAATGGGCACAGGTTATACCAGCTAGGTTGAAGTATTAGCTTTTGTTTAAATTATCGTGGTAAGATGCGATATGCCAAAGATTGTTGAAATTAAAGACAAGATGGGTAAGCCCTCACTCCAGGAAGTAATACACAGATTAGATACTATGTTTGATCACATGGTTTATCGGGGTGAAGATCGTCTTAATATAATCTTAGCAAGTTTAAGTTTTTGTATCTCACAACTAAGTTTGGAGTACAAAGATAAAGATCTTGCAGACTTGGTTGATGAGCTTTTAGCACAATATATTGACAATACTGCTAACAAATAGATTATTGTCTATTATTGTCATAATGTCATGACAGCTAAAAACATGATAAGAATAGGCTTTTGACGATTATTGTATTTTTTTCATTTTTGTCACAAGGGAATGAAAGAAACTTACTAAATATATGAGATACTACTTGACTAGTTATAGACTCTTCAAGTATCCTCACAATACACTTTAGGGTAAAGTGGGGGTAGGTATTATTTAAAACTTACTTCTACTCTAATATGCACAACATGGGATATAGAAAAAATAACTTAGAATATGAACCTATAATCTCTTCTGAGGAAGAAGCTCCCATAGAGTATTGTAATCTCGACAACTCCCTCAACAGACGACAACGCAACTTTATCTGGATCTCAGTTAATAATCCAAGACTATCATTAGTGGAATGTGCCTACAAAGCCGGTTACACATCACCTCGTCAGGCCGCAAACAAACTCATGAACAAGCCTATTATTCGTAAAGAATATAACTATCTTATGAACGAGGCCAAGAAGAAGTACGAACTCAATTATGATCGGGCAGTCCAGGATCTTTATGATATTCGTGATAAGGCAATGGAGGCGGGGTCTTTTAACGCGGCCATATCTGCCCAGAACTCGCTTTTAAAAGTCGGGGGCTTAATTGTAGATCGTAAAGAGGTAATGTTTGGCAAGGTGGATCAAATGAGTCGGGATGAAGTAGAAGCCAGGTTATCGCAGCTGCTGGGTAATGTTGTGGAGGCTAGTCTAGAAAATAAATCACCGGATCCAGTCCCGGAACAAATCCAAGAAGATATAGATACTATGACTGATAAGGAAGAAGAAGAGAAATTTGAGGAAGGTTGGACTGGTAAAGAAGAAAAGGCATAACTAATTTTTGAGAGGAGTTGAGAAGTAATCTGTTAAATCAAACTATGCCTTAATCGGAATATAACAAATTACTTCTAATTGTACAAGGTTTTAGTTATTCGTCTGGTGCTACAGGCTCACTCAGTAAATAGACTATGATATAGATTGCAATGGTAATGTAGAAGGCGGTATCAACTGACATCAGATACCTCGTTAAGTTCTTCTATGCTAATAAATTCGTCTAAGTGGTAACTATGTTTATTCATAAGAATAAGATTTACATGCTTAATCAGATCTAAAAGATTATCAGCTTCAATAATACCTTCTTCTCCTGTTACAGTTTTCCATTTATAATGTTTCATTAGTCTTGCTCCTTTTTATAGCCAAAATATTCTTCAACAGTTTCAATAAAATTAATTGTTACTATTCTGTCTTCTTCTTCCATTGGATCTCCGTCATGAATACAAATACTCTTACCAATTAAATCTTTAGGCTTTTGTATATCTTCATATTCTCCAAATTCAAAACAGTTCCAAATTTTTGAGTCCCAATCTGACATTCTCGGGTTATGTATATGGCAATAACCATTTTCTACAAAATCATTATATTCAGCGTTAAAATCATCATCAGCTAAAGCTACTAAAATGCCACCACTTCTAAAGTGTCCGACTTTTCCAACTGTTTCACAACCAATAACTAGACTGTGCTTTTGTTTTTTAGATTCTTCAATCATTGTTTTGCTCTCTATCAAGTAAATCAGAAAAGTTAATCTGTATTACGCCAGTACCAGGATGGCAGTAATCATCATACTCATCTTCATACTCGTCAACAAAGCCAATCCCAAACTCGCACTCTAATGGATCTAAGATCTTATCTGCATGGTTGCCACCATATCTAAACAGATCAATTACATTGTCGTTATTATCAGTAGCGTAATGGATACAATGTCCACCGCAGGTAAAATAAGTTTTATCCTCATCTTCAACAACAGTAAACTCTTGGTCTTGTAAGCCTACGCTATCCTTGATTTTTTGTAATGGTATTGGTTCGATTGGTCGGTAATATGTTGACATGATTAAAATCCCTCTTTGAATAAATTAAATAAAGCACGCAAACGCCATTCAGATAAATAACGTAAATGCTTTGGTATTGGGTTTGGATATTGGTTGTTCATGCTGACACCTCTTGTCTTGCAAGTACAGACCATAAAGGTTTTAAGTAACTTGCTTTTCTAACTGGTGCTTTACTAACAA